CTCTCCGAGAGAGTATCTATAAGGCAATGCAGATCTTACCAGAGGTTGAGAAACACCTCAGAATCATCATCAATAACGGAAAGATCTCTCAAAAACAAATAGAAAAGTTGCGAGGGATTTTTTAAACATAACTTTTTTATCCAGGATTGCTTCCTTATAAGGACTAGACAGGATAAAATACAAATATAGAGGAATGAATATGTCCAATAACGAAAATGAAACGATTGGAACTCAAACTGAAATGCAAAATGCTATCGAAAATTTCGAGAGCTTTCTAACTCCAGACGAAGAAAAACAGGAGCAAAAAGAAACTTTAGAAAATGAAGTAGCAGAAGATCTAGTTGAAGAAGTAGAAGCAGAGGCAAATGAAGATCCAGAAATGGAACTCCAGGAAGCTGATGAAGATACAGAATTTGATGAAGATGAATCAGAAGAAGATGAAATTGAAACTGATGATGAACAGGAACTCATAGCCTTGACAGTAAATGGAGAGGAACTTGAAGTCAGCCTGGATGAATTAAAAAGTGGATATAGTCGGCAGAAAGATTATACAAAAAAGACACAGGAAATTTCTGAACAAAGAAAAAATCTTGAAGTAAAAAATCAAGATGTTTCTAAGAAAGAAATTGAAATGTCTGAGGAAAGAGCTTTATATAAAGAGTTATTACCAAAAATGAGTTTGATGTTAAAAAATAACATGAAAGCCGAACCAAATTGGGAACAACTTATAGATGAAGATCCTCAAGAATATTTAAGGCAGAAACAAAAGTGGGAACAGCAAGGATCTACTTTGAATTTTGTAGATGCTGAGATCGAAAGAGCTCAACAAGAGGTCGTAAAGGCAGATCAGTTGGCAATCGAACAGCAGAAACAAAGTGCAAAGGAAATTATTGCCGAAAGGATCCCTGAGTGGAAAGATAATAAAGTTGCTGAAAAAGAAGTGAATGAAATCACAGAATATGCCAGGACTTTAGGCTTTAAAAATGAGGAACTTGCTCAGGTTTATGATGGCAGACTTGTATTATTACTAAGGGATGCCTGGCAACACAGCAAAACAAAAAAAGCTGTAGCCAAAAAACCTAAGGAATCTGCATCTAGAAAAGTTGCCAAACCTGGTACAGCCAACAAACTTAAAAGTAATAATCCTTTGAGAAAAGCTCAACAAAAACTAAGAAGCTCTGGGAAAGTCTCAGATGCCTCAAAAGTTTTTGAACAATTAATTTAATTAACTTTTTAAAAATAGAGGAAAAAATATCATGGCTAAAATAACTAATGCTTATGACACTTATTCAGCTACTACAAACAGAGAAGCCCTGGCTAATACGATTTTCAATTTAGATCCAAGTGCAACTCCTTTTATGTCTGCAATAGGTACAAAAAATGTAAACAATGTTTCTTTCGATTGGAGTACAGAAAACTTACCAAGTATTTCTGCTGGTGGAGAGCTTGAGGGATTTGAAATCTCAAGAGCACAAGCAACTCCTGTAGTTCGTCAAGCAAATGTTTGCCAAATTAACTCAGTAAATGTCACAGTTTCTAACTCTCAGCAGAATTCTGATGTAGCTGGAAAGAGATCTGAAATGGCTCACCAAATGGCTCTTTTAAGTAAAGCTCTTAAAAGAAATATGGAAGTTGCCCTTTGTCAGAACTTTGCTAGAAACAATGGTGATGCAACTACGGCCAGAGCTACAAGATCTTTTGAAGCGTGGTTGAGTACTAATGTAAGTCGTGGAACAGGTGGAGCAAATGGCTCTAACACAACTGCGGCCACAGATGCCACTACGGCCAACAGACGAGCTTTAACAGAGCCTCTTTTGAAAACTGTTTTACAAAGCATGTACCAAAACGGAGCAGAGCCTTCAATGGCAATCGCTGGACCTTTCAATAAACAGGTTATATCTGGTTTCACAGGTAGAGCTAACACTAGACAAAATGTTGCTGATGATGTCGTTTCAGCTTCAATCTCTCTCTATGCTTCTGATTTTGGAACTTTAAAAATTGTTCCTTCAAACAGATCAAGAGATAGATCTCTATTATTAGTAGATCCCGAGTACTTAAAACATTCTTTTTTCAGGCAGTTTAGTACTATAGATATCAGTACCATAGGGGATGCTGAGACTAAAATGATCGTAGCTGAACATGGACTAGAAGTGAGCTCAGAACAAGCTCATGGAATAGTTGCTGATTTAACTACTGCATAAATCAATTCGGAGGGAGTTTGATCAATACTCCCTCCATTTTGAAATAAGTATGAGCAAAGTTAAAACTGTTATCGCTAATAAAGAAAATCTCAGAACTGAATTAGTGACTGAGGATGAAACTATTAAAGCAATTACAACTCAAGACATAACAAAAACTTTAAAATATGTAAAAGATCTTGGAGAATATTCTCCAGGCAATGATCTTAGACATGTTGCAGAAGTTCCTATTGTTATTTATGAGAAAGCTGTTTTAGAAGGATGGGCGAATGATATGTCAGCATGGAAAAAATGGTTGAACTCTCCAGAGAATAAACCCTTTAGAACTTGGCAAGGTAAGATATGACTTATGATGATTTGAAAACAAACATAGAGAATTATTTAAACAGATCAGATCTAGGTTCTGTCGTTGATAATTTTATTGATAATACTGAATCAGAGATCAATAGAAAATTAAGGCACAAAGATATGATCAAAAGATCTCAGGCAGTTTTGGATAACCAATATTCACAATTACCAGGGGATTGGATTGGAGCAATAAATATAGATCTGCAAACAGGAGATCCTATACCTTTATTTCAACAATCATTAGAAAGTTTAGATCTATTCCGAAAAAGTATTGATAATACAACAGGTCAGCCAAAATATTTTGCGATTGATGGTGATACTATCGAAGTATGCCCAACTCCAGACAAGAGTTATACAATTCAAATGACTTACTATGCAGAGGTTCCAGCTCTTAGCTCAACAAACAATATTAACTTTTTGTCCAGGATGGCTCCAGATGTTTATCTGTATGGAGCTCTTAAACACGCTTCCGTTTATTTAATGGAAGATGAAAGAATCCAATTTTTCGCTGGGCAATTTGAAAAAGCATTAGAAGAATTAAGGATTCAACAACAGAACGGAGCCTTTGGTAAGGGATCTCTTTTGATAAGAAAGAGAACTTATGGAGGCAGAACAAAACAAAACTTATACAAGTCAAATTAATACCAAAGGAGGTACACAATGGCTGGATTTTCAGACTACCTAGAAACAAAAGTTCTAGATCATGTTTTCGGAGGCACTTCTTACACTGCTCCAGGAACAATTTTTGTCGCTTTATACACAGCGGCCCCAAGCGATTCAGGAGGAGGAACTGAAGTCACTACAACAGGAACAGCTTATGCTCGTCAAAGTATGGCTTTCACTACTTCTGGTGGAACTACATCAAACACAAGTGCAGTTGAATATGCTACAGCTACAGCCGATTATGGAACTGTAGTAGCTTTGGGTTTATTTGATGCAAGTGCCTCAGGAAACTTATTGGCCTACGGAACGCTAACAACTTCCAAAAGTGTATCTACAGGAGATGTATTTCGTTTCAATGCTTCGGCAGTTGATTTGACTCTTACTTAAGCATCTTAAATGAGCTCAGTAGGTTATGGGGATTTTCATTTTGGTATATCCAATTATGGATCTCCTCAATATGAACAAGCGAATTGCACTATCAATGCCTCTGGCTCTGTTAGTGCTTCGCCTTCACTTGTTTATAATATTGGAAATACTGTAGTAAATGGTCAATCAAATGTCACAGGATCCATAAACACAATTTTTTCTTTTGCATCAACAATAAATGCAGTTAGTGGATCTACATCAATTGGATCTCAAATTGATCAAGGGATCCCTTTAGATATAATTCAAGCAAGTAGCCTTACCTCTCATGGATTGATAGTTGGTCAAGCTGAATCATTTATAGGAGTAAATTCAGGAGCCTCTGCAATAGGAAACCAAATAGATCAAGGTATTTCTGCAATTAGTATAACTTCTGGATCACAACAATCAGGATTACAAATAGATCAAGGTCAAGCCTCCTTTAATCAAACTTCCAATAGTACAAATATTGGAACTCAAATTGACTTAGGTTCTGTTAATCCTATTGGGGTTTCTCAAGTTTTTTCTATTGGAACTCAGGTTGATTTTGGAGCTTCTGCTAATTGCAATGCTATAACTGATGTTCTTACTGTAAATCCTCTCTTTACTAGAAACACAGTAAACATTGATTATCATAATGATATTTTTAGAGTGAATGGATCTTCATCAACTTTGCCTTTGAATAAAAGTATATTCAACGAAATAAAACAATTTGATTCTAGCAATGCTGGAAACACTTTATCTTTTTCTCAATGTCCAGATGGTTATCACAACACATCAACAACTCATTTATCAGTAAGATCTGATAATAATTCCAGAACTTATCTTCAAGTTTCTGGATCTTTTAAAGGAGTTAATTCTGGAGGAAGTGCAACTAATGAAAAAAGAACAATTTATAGGAATCTTTCAGATTCACAAAACGGATCTCCAACTTATACAGGATCATCCTGGGCATATGTTTATTATGCAACTACTCCAATTAAAGATGATTTAGTGACAGCAACTCTTGGTCAAAAAGATGTTTCAGGTTTTGCAATGCTAACGATTAATGGTTATCCAGCTTATCAATATGTTGGAGATACTTCTAAAGAAACAGCAAATGGGATATCTATTTCTGGTTGGGAAGCATTTGAAATTGATGGAACTTCTCAAAGTGTTTCTCCAGGATCTTTTGTTTCTGATTCTTCTGTTTACAACACAGGTATAACAATTACAGGCACAGTTGGATCTGATAGAAAATTAACTCTTACACCAACAGGATCAACTCCAACTCTATTTTATTTTTCATTAGAAAATCCATTGAAGGGAAGCATAGTGACAAATACTGATTTACAAGGAGTTGAATCTATATTTCTATTAGTTGGTGGAGCTCAGATAGATTCAAATTCTGCACTTTCATCTAAAGGATCAAGAAGATATTTTGGGGAAAGTCAATTCAGCTCAGTTAGTGGAGTTAGTTCTTCTGGTGAGTTAAAATGGAAAGATCAATCAGTAGCCAACACCACCTGGACTGAACAAAAACAAGCACAATAATAAAACGAGGAAATCAAAATGGCTGATACATTCACCACAAATTTAAACCTAACTTTGCCTGAGGTCGGCTCAAGCACAGACACATGGGGAACTAAATTAAACACAGATTTAACAAATTTAGATGCAATATTTTCAGCTACAGGAACAGCAGTTAATCAAAAATTTAATTCAGCAAACTTTGACGATAATAAAAAAGCAATATTCGGCACAGGAAATGATTTAGAAATTTACCATGATGGCTCAAATTCTTATATTTCAGATGTTGGAACAGGCAGTCTTTTTATTAAAGGTAGTAATGCAGTAGCTTTGCAGAACTCAACAGGAGAAACTTAC